CTTTTTACTTGCCTGCGTAGAGAGAACGATATCAGTATTACCGTTCTCTCCTGGAACTATTGGAACTATTTCCATGGTGCTATTCTAACGTGCTATTTTATTCTCTTAAATCACGTGCGGGGGGAGGCTCGCTTGCGAGGGGCGTAGCCCTCCTTCGGGAGGGTTTGGGGGGAACACCCATATTATTTTCTTTGTACATATTACAAACAATTATGTCGTCTTATGCAATGGCTTATAGACCTCGTCGCAAGATGGTACCTCGCGGTATCCGCCGGTTTGCAAACCGTGCTGCGATGCTGGGTCACGCTGTCGCAACCCGTACAGTGGGCACCCAACGCCGGGTCGGTAGACCCCCTAAGACCCTATCAGGTACAACCATGACCGGTGGGTCGGCGACTCGTACGTCTACAGGCGTATCGACTCAAACAGGCGGGACTCGTACCATTACGAGTGACCGCGTTAAGAAGACCAAGGCTATCGTTAAGATGACTCCTAAGCGTCTTCAAGTTAAAACTGCGGACCAGATGGTTCGTGCGAATACTCGCACTATTAAGCAGGTTTTCCAGCAAATGAATGAGATTGACCAAGGATTTGGTAATCAACCTTTGTATAACATTGTAGGTGACCAATGTCCTCTTACTGCATATTGCCTTACAACTATTGACCGTCCTAATACGGACGTAGGTGACCATTTTCCAAGATTTGTACTATATCGTAGTACACAGTTTGGTAAGGATATTGGTGCCCCTATAGTTTATGGTAATCAAAACGAAGGAACTGGTGTTTTGAGCGAAGCAGGCCGTCTTGTGATGGAGTCTGCTCGCATTAAGCTTCTATTCTGGTCACGTGAAGCTAAATCTACTACGTATGATATTTCTATTATACGTTTTAAGGGTAATTCGCAACATCTTGCCCCTTATTTGACTCCAGAGGAGCAAACGGGTGTGTCGGCCCTATCGACAGACCAACTCAGTGAGCGTAAGGCGTTCTGGTTAGACCACATGCTACGTCATTTGACTGTCAACCCGGTTGCCCTTACGAAGGACGGACTTTCAAGACTGCGCAAGCATTACGAAGTCCTGTATCACAAAGAAGTGACTATCGATGAGAAGCATGGCGACGAAGATGAGAATGACCGTCACTTTGAGCAAATTAATTTGCCTATTAATTGCGTTAAGAACTTTAATTATTCTGTTAATTCGCGTTACGATAGCAACACGGCTGAGGCTCGTGTTGACCAACCTATTAACACTCCATCTAATGACCTTGTGGATAACAAGTTGTACCACAAGTGTTCTTTGAGTGCTAACATTTGGCTTATAATTAAGGCCAATAATGCTACTACGTCTTCTGCTGAAGGTGGTGGTGGTGAGGTTACACCGATACCCGTAAGTGGTCCTACCATTCCTACATTTGACATCTCTTTTGAGTGCAAATATAAGACTTTCACTGTCCAATAAGTCCTTTGAGACTCTAATCAGTCTCGTTCTTTTCGGGCGTAGCCCACTTTAGGCACCCCCGCAGGAGGCTTTAGAGGAGAATTGTGACGAAGGAACAATTTGAGTCTAAAACGGGCGCGGCTAGCCGGCCGAAGGCCATCGAACCAATATCATTGGTAATCCAAAAATAACTATTTTTATCATTCGACCTCACTGTCGATATCCTCTATGTTGTCACGTTTTGTATACGGTACTAATTTACTGTTTTCAATTGTGTACACCTTCCACCTATCTCCTGTCAGGGCCCCAAAGTTTGGCAAGCAATTTGCAAACACCACTACGTGGGGGCACGGACATACGAAGCTGCTGCATTCATACTTATTATTTGATATACAGCCATCTTTAATGCTCTCGAGTGCATTGTAACTGATGTGTCCAGCTTCGACTGTTCTCGGTAAGTTCCAAAGAATGATGGGGTTATGATGTATAGTCATGTAATCCTTGTTGTTAAATATCAGGTTAATGATATCAGCATTCTTCCCTCCTGATGTAAATATGCATTCGGCGTGTACGACGAGGTATTTTAGTAGGCTGGTCTTACCGTTACATCCTACAGGGTCATATATCCATACAATTGTTCTATCATCTGGTTCTTGTTGCAACATGTCATATACTTCACGTTGCCAAGGTTTTAGGTTGGTGATAGTTTTTATTTCGCGTGGAAATCCCCATTTGTATACTTCGCCTGTGCGAGTGTCTTTTTTTTGACAATATTCAATCGATTGTTCTGTGCATCTGCACACTTCCCAATGTATTTTGTCACCCAGATACTTTTTAAGTTCTGTTAGTCGTCGTTTAACTTTAAGTTCGACATATCCCTGTAGGTGCTCTGTTCCAGTTTCTCCTGTTTCTTCTTGGAATACGAACTTTGTACTTAACATCTTTAGTACTTCGTAAACTCTGGAACTACTGGAACTATTTTTATAATTGTTAAATGTGAAAACCCAATGCTTACACGGTGCAGGCTGCTTTTTACTTGCCTGCGTAGAGAGAACGATATCAGTATTACCGTTCTCTCCTGGAACTATTGGAACTATTTCCATGGTGCTATTCTAACGTGCTATTTTATTCTCTTAAATCACGTGCGGG